AATCCATTCGCTGGCTATCAGTTTGTTACTGATCTGCCTACCCTTACATCTCAGCCTAAAGTTAAAGGCGCTAGGGGTGGTGGTCGCAAGACTAAAGGCCGTTTGATTTACAAAGCATGGGCGCAAGATAGTGGTGATATTTATGGCGTAATTGTCAAGGCTATTAATGCCACAGCTACACACTTCAATAAGACTACAGATAAGAAGGTCGCATAGTGGCCAATATAGTCGTCTCCGCACTAAGTACCTTTAATAACAAAGGACTTAAAAAAGGCAAGAAAGAAATTGGTATATTTGAAAAGCAATTAAAATCTTTTCAAAGAACTTTTCTAGCAGCATTCTCAGTAACAGCATTAACTAGATTTAGCAAAGAAGCAGTAAAAGCGTTTATAGCCGATGAGAAGGCTGCCAAGTCTTTAGAGACACAGTTAAAAAATACTGGCTACCAATTTAGCGCACCAGGGGTAGAGTTATACATAGCCAATTTACAGAAGGCCACAGGCGTATTAGATGATGAATTACGCCCAGCATTTCAACAATTATTAACTGTAACAGGATCAATCACCACAAGCCAAGAAGCATTAAATACTGCTATGAATGTATCAGCTGCTACTGGTAAATCATTAAGCCAAGTAACCGCAGCCTTATCACGTGCCTACGCTGGTAACACCACAGGATTAAGTAGATTAGGCGCTGGCTTAGATAAAGCCTTATTAAAGGCTGGTGACATGGATGCAATTATGGCCGAGCTTAATAACAAGTTTGCAGGCCAAGCGCAAGCTAGATTAAGTACTTACGCTGGACAGATGGACTTATTAAGAGTTGCATCGGAAAACGCTAAAGAAGAAATTGGTGAAGGTTTATTACTAGCACTACAAGCAATAGGCAAAGATAATAGTATTGATGAAGTTACTAGAAAGATGGAAAACCTAGGCAAGTCTACGGGTAAGACCATCGAAGGTTTAGGCGTATTAATTGGCGAGATTAAATCTATACCTGGCGCTAAGACTTTAGGCGATATTGTATTTGGCACAAACATATTCAACATGCTTAATAAGTTGGCTCAGGAAAACAGTAAGGGTAGATTCCCTACTGCACCTGCTAGAGAAACTCCAGCACAAGGTCGTATTTTAGCTGCACAAAGAAGACAAGAAATTAAAGCATCTCAGGATTTATTAAAGTTAAAAAAGCAAGAAGTAACCACATTAAAGGCTAAGACTGCTATAGATCAGCTTAAAGACAAGTTTGATATTGAACGTATTGGTTTAACTAAGGCACTTAACGAAGCCACAGATGGTGAAACTAAATTACGTCTAAGAGCCCAGTTAGCAATCCTAGATAATAACGAAGCATTAGCAAAGAAGTTATTGGCTGAGATGGAAGGCAAGAAAGCCACAGAAGAATTAACTACTCAGTTTTACGCATTAAGTGAAGCTGCTAAAAACTTATTATTATCCTTTGGAGTTAGCCCAGATCAAATTGGCCCAGGGGGAACTATTACTGGCACTGGTGGTGGTGGCCGTATGGGTAACCTTGCAGATGTAGCAATCAATAACCCTTATTTTGGTTATAGTGATGCTGCTCAACAATTAGGTTTAGCATTAGGATTTACGCCAGCGATGAGCCAATCATCATCACCAGAGATTAGAATAACTGTAGACACAGCTGCGGCAGGCGATAGGATGAGCCAAGCTATTGCAGAAAGTATCCAAGTAGCCACTAGAAATGGATACAGCACAGTACCTGCTGGACAAGGGTTCTAATGACAGTACCTGTAATAAATGCAGTAATTAACTTTGGTACTGGCCCTAGTTTTGCTCAGGCCATGATACTTGGCACAGGTATTTTAGATACAAACATATTAGCCGATTCTGCTGCATTAGTGGTAGATGTATCTAATCAAATTAACCGCATAGAAACTAATCGAGGCCGTACCGCTCTTAGTGATTCATTTCAAACAGGATCACTTACATTACGCATAATAGATCAAAATGGTGATTTTAACCCACAGAATACATCTAGCCCATACTTTACATTTTTGACACCTATGAAGAAGGTGCAGATAAGCGCTACATACAACAGCGTTACTTATCCTATATTTTCAGGGTTTATTACAAGTTATGTTACAACATACCCAGATAGTTCAGGTTTTGATGAATTAGCCATAACCACTATTCAAGCTGTAGATGCTTTTAGATTAGCCCAGTTAGCACAGATAAGCACTGTAACAGGTGCAACGGCTGGCGATCTATCAGGTACTCGTATCAATGAGATATTAGATGAAATTGACTGGCCAGCCACCATGCGTGATGTCGATGCAGGTTTAACTACATTACAGGCAGACCCAGGCACTAACCGCACAGCATTACAAGCATTAGAAACTGTAGCGCAGTCAGAGTATGGCGCTTTATATGTAGATGCTAATGGTGAGTTTGTATTTCAAGATCGAGGCGTTACAGCTAGTTCTATCGGTGGCACACCTACAGTTTTTGCAGATGATGGCACAGGCATAGATTACTTTGATGCTACTTGGATATTAAATGATGTGCTTATATTTAATAAGGCTACAATTACTAGAATTGGTGGTAGCCCACAGGTAGCTTTAGACCAAGACAGCATAGATAAATACTTTCTTCACAGCTACTTTTTAGATGGCCTACTTATGGAAACAGATGCGGTAGCCCTAGATTATGCCCTGGCTTATGTGGCTAGCAGACAAGAAACTTCTATTAGATGCGATGCCATAGTCTTAGACCTATACACAGATAATTACAACTCAGGCATTATTGCAGCTTTAGATTTAGATTTCTTTGATCCTATTGAAGTAATTACTACTCAACCTGGCGGATCGACCATAGATAAAACCTTACAGATTTTTGGGGTACGGATGGCAATAACCCCGAATAGTTGGAAAACTACGTTCACGACACTAGAGCCAGTCATAGATGCATTTATCCTAAATAATAGCATTTATGGTACTTTGGGCTATAATGTCCTAAGTTACTAAGGAGTATAGATGGCTATAGGATTTCCAGTAAAAGACGATTACGTAACAGGCGATGTATTGACAGCTGCCAATATGAACGACCTTTCAGGGTCGGTCAATTTGTTGCAATCAACCCAATATGCGGCTGGCAAAAATAGAGTTATAAATGGTGGTTTTGCTGTAGCACAAAGAGGAACTTCATTTAGCAATCCATCCTCTGGTGCGTATAACTTGGACAGATTTTTAATTACATATAATGGCAGTACAACACCAACTCAAACAATAAGCCAACAAACATTGAATGGTGCTATTTCAGGATTAGATCAACCTAATTATCTTAGAATAGCAATTACAACAATAGGTTCAGGTCAGACTAATGAATATCTAGCCCAAAGAATTGAAGATGTTAGAACTGTTGGTGGTGAGGTAACTTTATCTTTTTATGCCAAGGCAGACACAACTAGAACTTTCAGTGATGTTGGTATAGGTCAAGTATTTGGATCAGGCGGTTCAACAAGAGTAGATACTAGTTTTTCAAATATTGTCGTTACTACTACTTGGACTAGATATTCAGTAACTGCTACCCTTCCAAGTGTATCTGGTAAAACTATTGGTGCTGGTTCTTATTTAGAACTTTATTTTAATGTAGGTGCGGCAAATGGTCTAACTGTTGATATAGCAGGTCTGCAATTAGAAGAAGGCTCAACCGCATCACCATTTCAAACCGCAACTGGCACAATCCAAGGCGAGTTAGCCGCTTGTCAGAGGTATTACAATAGATATACTGCTGGGCCATACACAACCGCTGGATATTACAATACAACTCAATTATACCCAACAATTACTTTTCCAGTAGAAATGAGAATTGCACCAACGGCAATCGGCACTTCCGCAGCGGGAGCATTAGTTTCTTATGTGAATGGAAGTTCTAGAACTTCTACTGCTTTAGCCTTCAATTCCTCAACAACAAAAACTTTGAATATAACAATGACAACATCATCTGCAACTGCTGGTCAAGCAGGTGGCGTTGATGTTGTTAGTACACAATTTGTAGAAATGAGTGCTGAATTATGAAAATTGAAAATAGTTTTAATTTGAATGGAAATGAAATTGTAACTATTACTTATGAAGACGGGTCAATTTGGTCAGGCTTAAAATCTGCTTATGATGAAATGATTGCGGCACAATCCACCCCGATTGTAACTGAGGATGAGTAAACAACCCTGGCTGTGTGCAGCTGGTAAACAGTTAAGAGATCAGATTGATACCTGGTATCCAGATCGCCGCTCTACCAGTGATGGGTGGATTGGTGATGCTCGTCATAGCGCCACCAAATCGGATCATAATCCAGACAAATCTGGGTGTGTCAGAGCCGTTGATGTGGATTCTCGCTTGGATTCATCCGAAGGGATCTCAATATATCTGGCTGACCAGATCAGAAAATGTGCGAAAACCGATAAGCGTATATCTTACGTAATCCATAATGGCATGATTGCTAGCAGGATACTTAATTTTAAGTGGCGTAAGTACAAGGGTTTTAATAAGCACACAAAGCACATCCATATTAGCTTTACAAAGTTAGGCGACAAAGACGGCAGAGAGTTCGATATACCACTACTAGGGGGCAAAATATGAAAATATCAGAAAAACAAAAGGCAGTACTT